TCTTTAACAGCTACCCAATAGTCTCCAATAATAATGATACCTAATAAAGTTAAAACACCTATTGTAATTAATAATATTACAATGTCTTTGTAGTTTTTAATCATTAGCAATTCCACTTTCTAAGTGACTTATTGATTCTTGAATCCGGATCCCTGGCTGTTTTAGCTGAAGTCAATCTCTTCTTCATACCCTTCATTCTAGCACAAAATGATTTTCTTCTTTTAGCTGCTTTTGAACCTGCTTTTAATTTTGATGGTTTAGTGGTTACTGCTGTTTTTAATTTTGATCCAGGATTAGCTGCTCTATAAGATGCAACACCTTTTCGGTTCAGGCCTCCGGAAGCAGACTTACCTTCTTTACGTTGCCATGCTGGAGATTTACTTCCTCTAGCTAATTCAACTCTTTGACCATGTGGATAAGGAACTTTATGTTCTAATTGATCATAAATTTTAGGTGATCCTTTTTGAAATTGTCTTCTAAACATATGTTTTAACGTTAGTTGGTTTTGGTCCCTTGTTTCCTGCTTGCCTTTTTCGTCTGACAGCACTCGCCTTTTGCGACTTTGTCATCCGAGTGGCTTTTACAAGTGGTACGCACTTTGGATATTTTCTTTTCTCCCCCTTGCTTCTCCCGCAAGGTTGATACTTCCCATTCTTCTTCGGAGCTCCAATGTCTACCCATTTCTCTGCTACCCATTTTCTTAAACCACCCTCTGCAAAATTTCTACGCACAACTCACTCTTTTTTTTCTAGCCATGCCTGCCATCAATCCACCGTTGGCTGCTTTTTTTCTACCACCTGGTTTTATTTTACCAGAGCAAACACCGGACGCATACATGTTAGCATATGCAGAAGGATACACTTTGAATTTTCTTTTCGCAGCTGCTTTTCCTTTTGCACAAAGTTTTGCCATTATGAATTTTTACCATAAGCGTTTTTCTTTACTCCACGTTTAGCACATCCACCGCCACGTAAATTTACTCTTCCACCTTTAGCTTTTACAACTCTACCAGCTTCTCTGTCTGAAGCATCCATTTCGTCAAATACTTCTTTAGCTCTACCCGCTCCTTGAAAAGAACTCATTTTAATTTTATAATCATCTGATTTATTTTTTTTAAAACCTTGATCAACTTTTTCATAATTTTCATTTGCTTTTTTAAAGTTTTTTCTAGACATAGTATCAAAATTTTCTTTTCGCATTAATCTCTGTTCTTTTTTTAATTTTTTATCATCAGTCATTATCTTTTACCCTTCATAGCCATCATCATCATTGATGATTTTTTCTTTTTGTTATCTTTTTTCTTACCTCTTAACATAGCGAAATCTTTTCCAGTGATTTTACCATCACCATCTTTATCTAATTTTGCTTGTCCACCTGATAAAAAATTTTTTCTAGTTTGTGTGTTATATCGTCTATTAGACATTATTTTTTTCCTCCGTTAGTTTTAATTAAGTCTGTTGCTTTGATTCCATATATCGCTGCGACAACCGATACCCATAATGAAACAATCCACCATGGCATTTCCTGAAGTTTCATAAAATATAAATCTAACTTAGCTTGTATCTCTTCATCTTCAGCAAATACGGAATAAAATAAAATAGCCAGTGGAGATGTCAATACTAAAAGTACAAATTCGTCCTTCCAGTCGCCTTTTTGATTTTGAGCAATTTGTCCACTGTACTCAATTTCTCCACGCTTCATCTTTTCAGCATGCACGATTCTTGCTTCTGACATTATAATTTCAGATTTCTTCTTATTCTTATAAATCTCAGCGCCAGTTTTTAATGCTGTACCTATTAAACTCCACGGGAACATAAAATTAATATGCTTTTGATTTTCTTTTCTTCTCTGATAGTACTGCACCTTGACCTTTAACTTCCATCTCAGGTCCACCAGTACCAATTAGGTTAAAAGCTTTGTCAGCAGTTGTTTTTGATCTTGGATCAATCTCAGTTTGCTGATCTTCAACTTTTACTTCTTTGATTTTATCAAGTGTTTCCATTTTATCTCCTTGGTTTTGATTTTCCAGCCTCTGATAAAGCAATTGCAATCGCTTGTTTACGCGATTTTACTTTTTTCTTCGACTTACCTATAGGGAGTTCACCTTTTTTGAATTCCCTCATGACCTTTTTAACCTTTTTTTCAGATTTTGTCATTTTTTTTCTCATTTTATTCGTCTCCTCTTCTCATAATAGAAACTTTTGGCATCATACTACCTTGATTTTTCATCATTGAGTCTGTGCTTGGTAAAGTTTTTGATAAAATTGTCTTTTCAATCGATGTATTAGCTCTTAATTTTGCTAATTCTTCGTTTTGTTCAAGTTTTTCATCTTGATTTGACTGATTCATCATTGCTTTCATCTTATCAAGATTAATTCTCTCTTCATCTTGTTCTTTTTTACGTTGATTTTCCATTGCTCTAAGGTCTAATTCTCTTGATCTTAATTTTGCAATAGGATCATTATCGAATTGTGAAGTAATTTCTTTTTCTTCCTTCATAAATTCTTCCATCATCTCAGCGATCAATACTGCTTTTCTAGATTCTATTTTTTCTTGCATCATTTTAGCCTGCATTTGCATCTGTTGAGCCATTTGTGGATTCTGTTGCATAGCTTGTTGCATTTGTTGTAGTTGTAATAACTCATTTCTAAATTCTATTTCAACTTGTTCTTGAGCCATCAAAGAAATATGTTCAAAAATATTTTTCTCTAAACTTGCCATGACCATTGGATTGTTTCTTGCAATGTTAGTTGCCATAAAATTTAAGTGAGAAGTAATATGTGCTCTATGGTCTTGACCAGGAAACGCTTGGAATGGTCTTCCTCCTAATGCATCAATATGTTCTAACGCCGGATCTTTTGGCATTGGTTGCATTGGTTTAATTAACACTTGGTCGATATTTTTTACACCTAATGCTTCATACATATTTCTGTATGCTGCATACATGTTGTGCATTTGTGGATTAGAAGTTGCCAGTTGGAGTTCTGTTTGCGCAAGTGAAATACGCTGTGTTTGTGAGAAAATGTTAGGGTCAGCAACTGGCAATATATCTACTCGATCATCAAAGTCTGTTTGTTTAATCATTCTTTGACCCCCAACTACATCATACGGATATTCCGGCGGTAGATATAACTTGAATACTCTAGCTAAAATTTTAAATTCATTTTTTAAAGCCGAGTAAATTCTTTTATGAATAGCAGACATAGTTCTGCTACCTCTCTCTAATAATGCAACGGTTGTTCCAACAGCAGCTTGTTGATTACCATCACCAACTTGTAAGTCAGCAATAGAAGCAAATCTTTGACCTGCTTGAACCACGATACCCATCAAACTTAATAATGTTTGAGAAGGTTCTTTAAACGGAAGCATCATGAATGAATCTCTTAAATTTCCTCCAGGTGCATCTACATCTCTAAATTCTCCTGGTTGAATTGATTGTGCATCATCTCTAATTCTAATACCACGCATTTTAAATCCTGCTGGTAAATTAGATAATGTACCTGCATCAAGTAATTGTCTTAATGCAGTAGTTGCAGTTCTTGATAAACCACCAATCATATGGATTAAACCAAAACCATAAAAACCAAGTCCTGGTAAAAATTTGAAATGTACAAAATATTGTATCTTAGATTTTTTAGCATCTCCTATTTCATAGTTTCTTCTAATAGATAATATTTCTCTTGATCCTTCTTCTAAAGTTACAATGTATGGAATCTTAATTCCTGACGGCTCACCATTTTGATCTGTATGTTCAAAACCTTCTATATCTAAATCTACGTGACACTCTAATAAAGTAAATACATCTTCTTCTTTTGTTTTAGTTACTCCTTCAAGTTCTCTTTCTTTTTTCTCAACATCAGTTTCTTTATCTTGAGGTTTTCCTAAATCTACATCTCTATAGAAACCACTAACTTGTTGTTTTCTTAAATCGTTTTCAGAAATTTTTACACGATGAATAATTGCTTCCGCATCATCTAATGAGGTAGCTGTGTACGGAACAATTAAATCATCTGCAGGTACAAA